GTGTCAGAAAAACAAAAGACAACACGTATGGAATATATAAGCAATAATAAGATAGCGCTTACCTATGGTGAATATGTTGATCTGTTTGGGCTGGATTCTTATAAGAATGATAAGCGGCGTAATAACATTATCGTCCACGGGCTGGGTGGCAATGGCCGCAAAGTATATATTGAGTATGAAGCACTCAAAGAAAACCGTAAGCAGGTGATCAGGGCGAAATACGGTGATCCTTATGAATACCTGGCTAAAAAGCCTGTGTTGAACTTAATCAACTGGGACTATGAAGCGCAAAAATTCTATGAACATTATGTATTGCCTAATGGATTAAAGCTGCCGGCTTGTGATGAAGATATTAATGGAAAAAGACAAATCAATTATGTAGACCGGTATACCAGGGCCGCGAGCTGGCTGAATATGCTGTCGGACTTTACAAATGATAAAAAAGCACTTAAAAGAGAACTGAAAATTAGTTTAGCTGTGTTTTGGGATATAGTTACAGAACTGATCCGCACGCAAGAGATCGGCATACCCGCGAATGCAAAAAGATTAAAAGAAAAACTTAAACAATATCAGGAGTTAACTGAGCCGGCGCAGCAATATGAGCTATTGATCGAAAAGTTCAGATTTGGAAATGGTAACGCGAAGAAGATTAAAGGAGCAGCAGCAGAAGCTGTTTTACTGAAGCTTTTATCTGATCCCAGGAAGCATGACTATACCGTAGTGGCAGCGGCCTATAATAAATTTGCAGAATCAAATGGTCAGCATCAGGTAACACCAGGAGCTATTGGATACTTTAAAAACAGGAATGAACATATTCTTGCCGCATCCAGAGAAGGTAGGAAAAATGCGTATAGCAAATACAGTAAACATATACAAAGAGACAGGGCTTCAGCGCCACTGCTTTTTGTCAACGCAGATGATAACTGCTTAGACCTGTTTTTTGAAACTGAAACCTGGACAGAGCTTGGCGGTACAAAGAAAAGCAAATACTATCGCCCAATGCTGTACGTAATCACTGATACTTATAATGACTATATACTGGGTTATGCTGTTGGAGATCGGGTAACGCACGAATTGATTTATGAAGCTTTTCGGAATGCAATGAATCACATTCAGACGCTGACGGGCAATTATTATTTGCCGCATCAGCTGCAAACCGATCGCTGGGGACTTGATGTCAAGCTGAAAAACAAACTGGCTGAATTTTATAGTAAAGTAGCAATATTCACTCCGCAGGCTCATGGCGTACCACAAGGAAAGTACATCGAGAGAAGTTTTGGCGTAGAGTGGCACCAGGTGCTAAAAGCAATGCCTTCTAATAATTATGCAGGTAAAAATATCACTGCTAAGGAGCGTTTGAGTGCTGAATATGTGGTACAGGCTTCAAAGGATTATCCTAAAATAGAAGAAATGCCAGCTATCGTGGAAACATTTATCAAGGTGATGCGGATGAAACCTAATCCTAAAACTGGTATAAGCAGACAACAAGAATGGTTGAAAGCTTTCAATGCTTCTGAAAAAAGTAAAGTCAAAATCATTGATACAGCTGTGAAACTTCAGCTCATGGGTAAAAAAAGAGCAGGCGAACCACTAATGCTGACCGCAAGTGGCTTAAGGCCGGTATTGGAAGGAAAGAAGATCAGTTTGGATATTCCTGACCAGGTAATTTATGAGAATCATGGTAAAAAAGTAGAGGTTATTTATGATCCTCAAAATCTTAGTGAGGTTTTAATCACCGATGGTAAAGGGCTGAGGTTTGTTGCCAGGCCTTATCAGAAAGTTCCAGCTGCCATTGCAGATTATCAAACAGGTGACCGGGAAAGAATCGGAGGTTTATTTGAAGCCAAAAAGCAAATAGGAGCGCTTTTAACGCAAACACTGGAGCAAAGGGTAAAGATTTTAGATGAAATTCATATAGATCCTCAAAGTCTTTTACAAGCAGGTATCTTAATTAAGGATTTAAAGCAGGGTGCAGAAACACTTTATCTGGAAGGTCAATATCAGGCTGAGTCCATCAGGCCAAAGGGCCAAAAAGCAGTTAAACAGGCAACAAAACAACAAATAGCAGCGCAAGAGCCAGAAGCTGAAGAGGAATTAAATCCCTACGACTTCTATTAACAAAAAAAGCCGCCTTTGCAGAGGCGGCCATTATAAACATTTTAAAACGACAAAATGAATACAGAAACAAAGCAACGAATTAAAAATGACTTATCCCAGAGCTGGATCGTGTCCAGGGATACGCGCAGAATGAAATTGATAGAAAAAATCTATCAGGACGCTAAGAATTACAGTGAAGTTTTTTGCATTGTAGCAGCCGAAGGAAGTGGTAAATCAGAACCAGCCAGACTTTTTGCCGATCAGCAGAACGTATTTCTGATCAAATGTAAAGAGCATCTGAACCGTAAAACATTCTTAGCAGATTTATTAACGGCAATGGGTAAAAATAGTGGTGGTTATAGTGTTTATGAAATGATGTCTGCCATTCTTGAAACCATTTTAAGTGTAGAAAATCCGATAATCATCATCGATGAAGCGGATAAAATCAGTGATCCGCTGCTTTATTTCTTTATCACGATCTATAATGAAACCGAAGATAAGTGCGGGATTGTTTTACAGGCTACAGATCATTTGAAGAAGAGAATTCTTAAAGGCGTGACCATGAATAAAAAAGGGTATAAGGAAATGTACAGCCGTATCGGCAGAAAGTTCGTTGAGCTTCCTGCGAATAACCAGGGTGAGTTAAAAAGGATTGCGCAGCTTAACGGGGTTTCAGATGATTTTGAATTGAACCGTATTGTCAATGAGAGTGAAGGAGATATCAGAAGGGTAAAACGATTAGTACATGCTTATCACAGGAAAGGAGGGCAGGCAATATGAAACCAGTACATATAATGGAAATGGTAGCAGAAGTTTGCGGAGTTACCACTGCTGATATGCAAGGCGCAAGCCGTTTACCTGATATTTTGTTTGCAAAATATATTACCGTGATGATCTTAACAGAAGACCAGACAGCCGATAGTGAGATTATTGCCCTGTTCCCCAAGCATAACCGGATAGGGATCTTATACCACTGCAGAGACGCTTTTAATGACCTGATTTTATACAACAGGCTTTTTAAAAACTGGTACTTGGAAAGTATCAAAAGATTAGGTGATGATTAACGGCAATGAAGAAAAACTCCCCTCAGGAGTTTTTCTTCATTTAATAACTTTTCTTTAATTTTTACTACCTAATGAGGACATTTGTATTACGATGATCAGAGGCAGCCAGACACTTACTTCAATTTTTCCACCAGCTTTCGAAGCTGATGCAACCCGGAAAGGGAAACGCAATATTTATGCAACAGAACGCAATGATTGTATGGCCCACCGGTTCTATTATTATTACCATATCCTGAAAAAAAGATTTGATGTAGCGGTTGCGGATATGGAAAAGGAATTCTTTATCAGTGGCAGTACCATTATCAGCTGTTTGACCGAAGGGGATGCAAACCTGAAAGAAATTGTGGCCCTGTCTCCCGACAAGACCACATTGAGAAAAAAATATCCGCACCTGAACTGGCAGTAACTACTGAGGGCTTTTCTGATAACCTGTTTTGAACAGGAATCTGAATACGACAAGCCCGTCCAGTCTTGGTTCTTTCACCAGGGATTTACATTCCCAGCGGTTCATTTCCTGATCTCCCCATCCTTGAAATTTCGCTTCCAGGGCTTCCTGAATATCATAAGGCGAAATACTAACATCCTTCCCATAATCCAGTGCCAGCCGCAAGCTGATCTCACAATCACAAACCTGCTTTGTAGCTGTTAGATTTTTGCGGACAGGTTCTGAAATAGAAAAGCCCACAAACGGAAATTTAAGTACTGCAATTTTGTCGCTCTGTTCCAGTTGTCCGTAGTCTTCTTCGACCTGTTTGATTGAAGGCAATTCTTTGAAGCGCTCCAACATTTTTAAATAAACTTTCTTCATTTTTCTGATTTTAAATAAGCTCTCCCGGATTGATTTCCCCGACCCGTTTAAGCGTGATAACAGTTCAAAAATCGGTACTATAAACAGGGCAAAAAAACTGGGTAATTCTATCATGGTAATTACTGCTATATAAACTAAAATCTGTGCTATGATGGTTTTACAGCGTTTTTTTAGGGCTTTTTTCTGCTGTACGTTTGTATCATAATCGAACAGCAAATGAGAAAACAACGACTAAATATCAACCTTAAAACAAGACTTCAAATTGTACAGGCTAATGCAGTTTTTAACCAGAATGCTTAGCTCTTTTGATTACCACAGCTGGTTAGAATTAGGTCAGAGTTTATGGCCGACGACTAAATACCGCTTAACCATTGCCAGTACTATGTTTAGTGTCATGTTTCCTTTGATAGACCGTGTTTTTGGCCTGGATACTTATGCTTTTGCACTGTTGATCCTGGTGTTCATGGCAGAAGTTACCAGCGGGGTAGTCGCGGCGCATATCCGGAAAGAGGGGATCAGCAGCATGAAGCTTAGCCGCTTTAGTTTTAAGGTCTTTTATTACCTCGTTTTGATTGCGCTTCCATATGTGATGTCTCAAAGTTTTAAGGCGCATCAAAGGGCTGCAGCAGCGCTCATGTTCGATTGGCTGCATCTGTTTCTGCTCTCCCAGATTTTACTTGAAAATGTGGTGAGTGTACTTGAAAACCTTGCAGTGATCAGTGGGAAAGAGAAGACCCATTGGATTAGTAAAATACAGGATAAACTTAATAATCTCCTATCGTGAGCAGTGTAAATAGAATAATTGAAATAGCAAGAAGCTATTTAGGGAAATTGGAACTAAAAGGTAACTCAGGCTTTGGGGACGCTGTTTTTGAGCAGCAGATGAAGAATGTGGGCTGGTATAAAGGTGCACCCTGGTGTGCTTTTTTTACCAAGCTGGTTTACAAAGAAGCTTATGGCGGTCATCAAAGCTTCAAGTCGATCGTGAACAGCTGTTGTAGTGGCGGAGCGCTGCAGACCTTACGTAACCACGAGAATAACGGGACTTTTCCTGTCGGGGAAACGCCAAAGCCCGGGGCAATTGTAATCTGGCGGATGGGAAGAGGCACTACAGGCCATGCAGGTATTGTCATCAGCGTTGATCACGCCAAAAACACAATGACAACTATCGAAGGAAATACCAATGCCAGCGGAAGCAGGGAAGGGGACCGTGTGGCGCAGAAACTACGGACGATTACCAGGAATTTCAATGAAAAAGGATTGAACGTAGAGGGGTATATCTATGCCGTAGAGGTCTGATCTGAGTTGACTAATAAAAAGAAAGAGAAATAAATAAACGTGTATTTAAAAGTCGAAAAATGAGAAAAGCAATGGATTGAATGTAACCTGAAACAATGCCTGAGGTTGTCGGCAGATCACTTCAGCAGCAAACAAAAAAAGTCATTAAAAGAGCTGAACAGGTGGGTCAGCAGTTAAACAAATTAAAAGGAAAAGACGACCGTCCGATCCTTCATTAAAAATTAAACCCTTAAAAATCAATATTATGTCACAATTCAGTTTAGATATTAAATCATTAAAAGTAGGAAGTTTAGAAGTAGATGGCGATGCTGGTAAAGTATTAGCTTCTCCGGGAGAGATCAAAGAAAACACGGTAAAAGTTACGCAGGCAGATGCAACGCAGACTAAAATTAAAGCTGCTGGTAAATCCCAGCCTGTTATCGTGATCAATGAGGATGGAGACATCACCGTTGAGTACGACATCATGACTTTTGACGTAGAGGTGATGCAGAATTATATGGGTGGTACCCTGACAGGAACCGGGCCAAATAAGATCTGGAATAAACCTTCTAAATCTCCGATTATTGAGAAAACTCATGAGATCATTGATGCTCAGGGCGCGACCTGGTTATTCCCACGCGTTCATGTTTCAGCAACACTGGTTGGTGTTTTCAGTCCTACAGATGTTAACGTTATCCGCGTAAAAGGTACGGTATTAGAGCCTGCCAAAGCCGGAGTAACTTCTGTAAGTTATGGTAATCCAGCATAACAATGAATACGGTAGAGTTTAGAGCTGCCGAAACATTGCTGGACAGAGGTGTGGCGGTTCATTTCCCCGCACCTCTGTTGCTTCGGCTCTTTGGAAAAAAGAGAATAACAGTAAAGATACAAAACCCTATGGGCGGGACACTGGTACAGATTAGCAGTTACTATTTACAACTGGGGCTTGATGTGGCGAAAGTAAACGAAATTCCATTTAATGAACTCGTAGGCAAGCAGCTCAGACACACCAAAACGATTGCTAAGCTGGTTGCCTGCGCCTTATTAAATGATCGTTTACTAAGCTTGTTATTTACACCTGTACTGGCTTTTTACCTGATGAACAAACTGACCCTGAGAGACATGTGCATGGTGATGGAGATCGTTGTGCTGCAAGGTGGGATTGAGGATTTTACACACATTATCAGCTTGGGAGAGACATTGAATATGATGAAACCAAAGATGAGCCAACAGATCAGTCATACGAGTTAAAAGCCTGTGGCTTAGATAGCGTATGGGGTGTAATATTTTCCATAGCAGAACGGACCGGCTGGACCTTTAAGGATATTTTGTGGGGAACCAGCTGGATAAATATCAGGCTGATGTTAGCCGATGCCCCGACAATGAAACGTATTAAAAAGAAACCTAAAAAAGTTACCGGTGATACACTGGCTGAACGATTGGGATTAAAATAACAAAGCAAATGAACGACTCAAATTTAGACATAACTTTTACTTTCAATGCTGCTCAGATTGAACAGGAACTGAAAGCAACCCGTGAACGGATCAAAGGCATCGGCGATGAGGCAAAAATTCAGGAAGGTTTTTTACAACGCCTTGGAAGTGCGGCCGCATTAGCTCAAAAAGGACCTGATAGCGGCATAGATCCCGAGGCTGATCTAAAAAAGCTTCTGGAAACTTATAAAGCCTATGCGGAAACGCGTGCGGCTATGGTAGCAGAATATCAAAAGGCTGCAGCTTTATTGGAAGCGTCGGGATACAAAGAACAAGCTAAGCTGGCTTTGAAGGTTGGCGACGAGGAGGTGACTAAAACTGACGAAGCAAATGTCAAAAAAATGGCTTCTTATAAAAATCTTTTCAATAACCTGGAGCAGATGACTGTTCAAAACACATTCAAAGCCATTGACTTGCTTGAACAAGAACTGAGTGCTACAAAATTGACTGCTGATGAAAAGAACAAACTGGAGGGTGAAATTTTAAAGGTTAAGAAAACAGCCCAAACCGGCAGTGTCAAAGAACTGACCGACCTGGCAGATAAACTCCGCGCAGTAGGTCAAAGCTTTAGTGGGATCAACAGCAATATTACTGCGATGGTTGGCACAGTAGCAACTGGAGTTGCTGGTGTTGGTGAAATTAAAAAACAAACTGCAGTTTTTAAAGACTCGAAGTCAAGCACGCTGGATAAACTGGGTGCAGGAATGGGGATTGCCTCAGCAGCATTTGGTGTGGTCAATAGTGTGCTGGGTTACTTTGGTGGCTTAAAGGCCGCTAAAGAAGCTGCAGCCAAATATATTAAAGATTACCAGGACGCTGCTACCAAAGGAGAGCTGGCCTACCAGGCTTTGCTCAGAAAAAGAGATCAGGATGAGGTAAAGCGTGGTAAAACAAGTTATCAGGGCATGATTGCCCAGCTTGACCTATTGAAACAACAAAGTCCTGAGTTACAAAAAGCTTACGATAAGGTTTTTACCTCTATTCAAGGGCAGGAGTTTGTAGACGGGGTAGGGTCAAAACATGGTACATGGCTCAGAAAAGCTAAGACATGGGATATTATGGCCAGTCTTGGCGGAAGTGACTATGCGAAGATGGAAGAGCTTTACCTGCAAGGTAAATTAAAAAACCAGGCTAAGTCTGATTTTGAGGCTTTAAAATCACTTCGTGAAGAATTGAAACAATCTGGTATTGATGTTGAAAATCTGCAGGAGAAGATTAACGGTCTTTTAACGGGAACTTCTGTCGAGGGTTTATCAGATGTATTTGCTGACCTGGTAGCAGGTGGTAAATTATCTGCGCAAGACCTGGGCGATAGTTTTGAAAGTATCCTGAAGAAATCAATCGTCAATAGTTTTAAATATAACACCGTACAAAAGGCAATGCAGCCTCTTTATGAGGAGCTTACTGCCTTAACTGCCAATGGTAAAATTCCTTCGGAAGAAGAAATTCAAGGCTGGAAAGACAGGGCTACGGCTTTGGGGCTTAGTTTATCTGCGCAGTGGGATTCAATCTCAAAAACTACCGGGGTAAGTTTTGGAGACAAAAGTTCTGCCGATACCGGAATGGCCAGTTCGATTAAAGGGATTACTTCTGAGGAAGCTAATTTACTGGCCGGCCAGTTTGGTGGCTTACGCTTAGCGCAGATTGAAGGAAATGAGCTGGCGAAACAAAATACATCCAGTATGTCTGAATCTTTAATGGAGATCAGGTCGCAGACCCTTTCTCTGAAAGAGATTGAGCTGAATACTGGCAGATCTGCCGATGTAGAAGAGCGCTTTTTGCCTTATTTAATGAGCATCGACAGTAAATTAACGAATACTAATAACGCAACTAGAGCCGCAGGAATATAATATGGATTTTGCAATAAACAATCTTGATGTAAGACCAAACTACGGTTTGGAAATCGAAGACGCTTCTGCTTTATTAGGGCATGGCGATAGAAAAAACTCTGATTCTTTTGATTATAAAGATGAGAACGGAGAGTATATAGATTTAAGTGATCCCAAGTTTGACGATCTGGAAGTGACTTTGAAATGCTGCATTGTGGCTGATAACCGCTCCGATTTCTGGCTTAAAAGGAATGCGCTTTTTGCGGAACTGCGTAAGCCCGGGTATTCAAGCCTGACAGTCGCAGACCACGCGATGACTTACCAGGTTTATTTTAAGAAAAGTGGAAACTGGAAAAAACTGAATGAGCTTGACAATGGCGGTAAAACGGCAATCATGTTTGATTTAACAATCAAAGTAAAATTTTTATAAGATGAGATACGAGATAAAAAGAACCAATGGTTCTGCAGAGCAGCTCATTGCCACGGTAAGCCCGACAGGTAAACAGAGCAAAAAAGCTATGGGAGAGAACGTGGTGGACTTTTCTTTCACGCTTCCCAGGTATATTGATTTTAAGCTGATGGACTTTGTACTGGTGTATGGAGAGCGTTATCAGCTGAACGTACTTCCTTCGGTAAAAAAAGTCGCGAAGAACAGTTTTGAATATAACATGCAGTTAGAAGCTGTATTTTATGACCTGGCAAAAGTGCAATTGCAGTTCCTGAATACAAAAAATCAGCTTTTAGAGCCGTCTTTTACCCTGATGGGTAATGCGGCGACCATTGTTGGTTTAATTGTAGAAAATGCAAACCGCCACAGTGCTGGCTGGTCTGTAGGTACAGTAGATGATACAGGTTATAAAAATTTCACGTTCAACGCAGAGAACTGTTTGCAGGGATTGAACAGGCTTGCTCAGGACTTTGAAACAGAATTCTGGATTGAGAATAAGACTATCCACCTTCAAAAGCGGGAGCAAAGTAGCGGAATGTCTTTCGGATATGGCCAGGGAAAGGGTTTGTACAGTATCTTCAGAGGTAATAACAAAAGCATCAATATCGTGACGCGCTTGTATGTTCGGGGATCTGCTCAGAATTTACCTGCGGGCTACAGAAATGCTTCTGGCAGTTTGCTGCTGCCTGGTGGTAAAACCTATTATGAAGATCCGGCAAAGATTGCTTTATATGGGCTGATTGAGGCTACACAGGTTTTTGACGTGAAACCAGAACGTGAAGGCGTAGTGAGTGCGATCGTTGCCGGTAGTGGTAACTGGAAGTTCTTTACTGACAATACTTTAGATTTTGACCTGAATACGGTTAAGCTTGATGGTGCTTCGAAAGTAAGATTCAATACCGGGCAATTAGCGGGATATTCTTTTGAAATTTCGGCTTATAATCATCAGACTAAACAGGTGACGATTAAAAAGAACGAGGAAGAAAAGGCTATAGAAATGCCTTCTGATCTATTAAGGCCTGCAGTGGGGGATAAATATGTCCTGGTGGATATAGCGATGCCTGAAAGTTATGTTTTAGCTGCTGAAAACAGGTTGAATCAGGCTGCATTAGCCTATTATGAGAAAAATAGTGACCCTGTTTTAAACTTTGCTTACACTATTGACTGTGATCCGATCTGGTTTAAAAAACTGGGTGTTAAAGTGACGCTTGGGAATACGGTTGTGATCACTGATACAGATATGGGCATCAATGGAGAAATCCGGATCGCTGCGTATAAACGTGATCTTCAAAGTGCTTATAAGTATGAATTTGAAGTAACTGACAGTATTGGCGCGAATGAAATTATCCGCCAGTATGCGCAGCAGCAAAGGACTTTACAGTTGATTGAAAGCAGTGGTTTACTGGACATTAACCAGATCAGGAAAAACATTTTTCTGAACCGTTTATCTGAACAGGATGGGTATTTAATGTTGTCCGGAACTAAAACCAAAGCCGGAGTAGCAGATTATACACCTGAGTCAGGACATGCTTTAAAAGCAGATTATGCTAAAGATAGTGATCAGTGGGATGGTAGACATTTTGATGATTTCATCAGCCAGCCCGTGCGAAAAACTGATGCGGTTACATTTTTATCAGTTGTTGCCGATACAGTAAATAGTAAAGGTTATGTGAGTGGTTTTACAGGGACAGGTTATAAAATAAACCCTGATGGAAGTGCAGAATTCGATAACCTTACCGTGCGTAAGGAATTGAATGTAAATGTGCTTAATGTTCGTGAAATCACTGGTAGCGGAGGTAGTATCGCAATTACAAATGTGGCAAAAATCAAAACGGTAACTGATAATGCTGATTATTGGTCTTGTCAGATTAACACCGATGAGGGAACAATTGCTGTGCAGTTCCGGGTGAATGATATTGTACGTTGCCAGGTTTGGGATGGTAAGCGTTTGAAGTATTATACGGCACGTGTCAGGGCGGTTAGTGCAGGTATTTTTGATCTGGATAAAGCGGGTAAAACCGGCGGGGGTATTCCGGCTGCGGGAGATAGCGTTTTTCAGTTTGGTAATACGACTGATACCAGTCGCCAGGGGTTGATATATTTGACGAATAGTGATACTGGTGCACCTTATATTGATGTTTTAGATGGTATTAATTCGGATAGTTTAGCGGGTAAAACCAAAGTGCGTCTGGGTAAACTTTCAGGGATTAGCGATGCGGATCTTGGTGAGCTGGATGGGTATGGGTTGTATGCTGAGCGCGCATTTATAAAAGGGAAAATAGTCATTACCGGTGGTAATGCTGCTACTAATCAAAGTGTAACAGATAAAATCGGAGCTATACAAGTTGGTGGGGCTAATCTATTTACTGGGGGGAATTTCGATACACAACCTTTACTGGAAGGGAAATACAATTGTAATCCGGGATTGTCAAGTGAATACGGAGGTATCTTACCAAGATTGGGCAGCTATTTTTTATTAGCTGATAATCAAGGTTTGAATCCTATATTCTACTACCAGATGCCAAGAATTAAAGTGGCTGGTAGTACTCAATACATCATATCTTTCTATTCGATTTCACCTTCGGAAGCGAAGGGAATTAATATAGTTCTGGCGTATAATGGAACTGATGTCCAGCCAGCTATTCCTGTAACATATACCAATACAGATTTTTCATGGGGAAAAAGAAATTCAATAACAATTTCAACCCCTGCAGAAGCTAAAACGATGGCGATCAGATTTGATATTAATTCTCCTACTTGGTTTGTTTTAGATGGTCTGCAAGTAGAAATTGGAAATAAAGCAACTGACTGGAAACCTTCAATTGATGATCTTTCTAAAAATGTTACCGATAAAATTGGCGGTATTACACTTGGAACCAGGAATATAGTATTAGATGGAGCATTTAAAAATGGTCTGTCTGGGTGGGAGCAAAATGGAGGGTCAGCAGAAGCCGTAATTGTTGACGGTATTCCTGCTTTGTATATTCAGTCTGCAGCAGATGCAAATGGAATATACGCATTTAATAAATTGACAGTACCTATAAAAGCTAATACAGATTATATCGTTTCCTTCGATATACGAGGTTATGATTATACAGGCGGCCACTATTTGGCTGTTGGAATAAACGGTGTATCTAATGGTATTTCAGTACCTGATACTAATATCTGGAATAGGGTTAGCCAAACAACTAATAGCGGAGCAATCAGTGGAAATCAACCTGTAATTATTTACGGAACTGGTGGCAGACAGGCATTTTACATTAGAAATTTTAAAATAGTAGAAGGTAACAAGGGTGCGGACTGGTCACCGGCACCCGAAGATATTGAAACCAAAGTTGATGGTATACAAATAGGAGGAACTAATACATTTGGGGCGACCTCTCCAATGACAGGTTATACCGGATTAGCCGGCGTGCAATATGTTAAGGATGGCACTGTGTCGGGGTTTAGAATTACTAATGGTATCTTTTCAGTAGGTACACAAGGTCAGAATGATGGACTACTTCGTATAAATTCAGTTATCACATCAAATGGAGAATGGACTGTATCAGGGTACATCAAGAGTAATGGTTCTATAAATATGGGAATTGATATTTGTGACCTAAACAGAATTGTTATACCTATTAGAAAAATTAATGAGTGGGTATATTTTAAGCATACTGTAAATGTCACTAATTACACTCCAGAGTTGTATACGTTTGTTGATTTCGATACGATCGGCTGGCAATATTTCCTTTTACAAGATCTTAATGTTGAAAAAGGAAATAAGCCTACTAGCTGGTCCCCTGCTCCAATTGATGTTTCAAATGAGGCTAATAATTTTGCTAATTCAGTGGCTACTTCGAAAGCAAATGCAGCACAGGCCAATGCGTTATATGGTGCAAGCCAGGATGCACAGGCAAAAGCCAATGCTGCTAAGGCTGCCGCAGATCTAACAGCCAGGCAGTTAGTGGATTCTGTGGATTTTGGCGGAGTTAATATGCTGAAAAATACGGCAAATTTTGTTAATAATAACTATTGGTCTAATACCGTTGTTGCGGGCCAGTTTACTAACGGGTCAACGTGTTTATTTTCGCCCGACATTGCTACAGGTAACGTATCATACAGTGAACCTGTCAGAGTTAGAAGAGGTACTGTTTATACATATTCCGGATGGGTATACTCACAGGACTATTCCGGAGAAGTCGATAACATCGTGCCTATGCACTTCTGGTTGGGGGCTGGGCCAAATACGAATGATTGGAGTTATGAGATAATTGCTTATCAACAAAAAATACAAGTTGATAATTTTAGATTTTGTTATGTGACTTTTAAAACAGGAGGAGTAAATACTGACTATGGTGATTTATTTATAAGACCGTTTATATATGGTGCAGGCGTTTTACATAAGGCTTATTTTACTCAGATGAAGTTGGAGCAAGGAAGCAAACCAACTACTTGGTCCCCTTCGCCTGAAGATGTGAGCGCAGCAATATCAAATGCAAATGATAAAGCAGTATTAGCACAGCAGGCAAATAATGCGTTGACCGACCGGCTGAAAACAATGGCTTATCGTGACATTAATATAGCGGCAAAACAAGGTGTAACTACGATAGATAATGGAAGTGTAGTGACGTTTGCTGTGGATGCAGCTTTTATAACAGCGAATGTCATTAACGTAGGTTACATCACCGGACTTGATTTAAATTTCACTAAAGGTTCAATTGGAGGTATTATAATTCAAGGAAATGCGATTACTTCATCTAATGGATTGTTTTCTGTAAACAGTGCTGGATTTTTAACAGCAACGAATGCCAATATTTCAGGGACCATAAACGCAAGTGCAGGTTCAATAGGTGGAATTTTGATTCAAAATAATTCGATAACATCAATTAACAAATTTTTTTCTGTAACCAGTGAGGGGGTTTTAACAGCGGCAAATGCCAATATTTCAGGAACTATCAATGTAAATGCTGGCTTTATAGGTGGTTTTAATATCAGGAATGGCTATATGGATTATATAAATGAAGGTAACGGCAATCAATTTATATTAAATCCTGGTGGAGGACTTATGGCTTTCTTAAATAACAAAGATGATTCCTTCTCTGGTATCGGTCATACTGTGTATTCGGCAACATCTGGAGTTACTGCGGTGGCAAGGTTTGAAAACAAGATGAATAAATCATCAGGTCTTAATATCGGAATGGTGGCTTCTGCATCAGGAGCGTCAATTAATATTGCGGTAGATATTTTGGCTGGAGATATACGGGTTTCCGGATCAATGGGACAAAGTTTTACTCAAAATATTGGTGGTGGATTTGGTCTTAAATTCGTCAAGGGTATCTGTGTAGGAGCGGTCAGAATTTAAATAATAATATAATTAAAGATGGAAACAACAATAATAGACTTTAAAGAAGTCATCTATCAGGATTTAGAAGGAACGGAATTAGCTCTTCCTGATCAATGGATTAAAGGCTTTGGAAATACAATTTATATCGGGGGGACTATTCCTATGTCTGAATTGGGAAGCAAAATTTATCATTCCTATACTACTGAACGAATAGCAGAACTAAACTCAGATGAGCTTGAACTATTAATTCAGGCCATTGAAATCACAAAAATGCTCGGTACGCCAGCGCACAATGCTTTAAAAGCTTACCTGACTAACAAATTACAAACTTTAAATAAATAA